CACCCCCATCGCGCGCGTGAGGAGGTGCTCGCCATGAGTGTTCGTGACGGCTATGACCGCACCGTGCAGGCGCTGGACCTCAAGGACGAGGATGCCGCGCTCGTGGCGCTTGGCGAGACGCTGGCGGACACGCTGGATGCGGCTGCGGAGATGTCCGGCGAGGCGAAGACGAAGGCGTTGTACCTCACGCCCCACCTGATGAACGTGCTCAAGGAGATGCTGGCGACGCCGGCCGCGCGCAAGGCCGCGACGAAGCCGGGCGCACCTCCTGCCGAGAAGGGGGCCGGTCGTGGCGACACGCTCGGGAAGCTCCGTGGCATCGCGGGCGGCAAGTCGGCGTAAGCGCCTCGGTAGCGAGACGCCGCGGATCTTCACCCCGCCGCTGCGCGATCTCACGCCGCAGACGTCGCTGGGGTTCGCGGCGATCGAGTTCGCGACCGACGTCTGCGGGATCGACCTGTACCCCTGGCAGCGGTGGCTGCTGATCCATGCGCTCGAGCTCGACCCGGCGCTGACGGTCGACACGATCGACCAGCGTGGGCGGCTCGACCCGATCTTCCGGTTCCGCAAAGTCGTCGTCCTGGTAGCCCGGCAGAACGGCAAGAGCACGCTCTCGCAGGTACTGTCGCTGTTCTTCCTGTACATCCTCGGCACAGACCTCGTGCTCGGCACGGCGCAGGATCTGGACACGGCCGAGGAGGTCTGGGACGGCGCGCTCGAGATCATCGAAGAGACGCCTGAGCTCGCAGCCCTGGCCGACAAGCCGATCCGCGTCAACGGCAAGAAGACGATCCGCCTGCACTCGGGCGAGCGCTACAAGGTCAAGGCGGCGAACCGCCGCGCAGGTCGAGGCCTGTCGGGCGATCTGATCCTGCTGGACGAGCTGCGCGAGCATCAGTCGTGGGATGCCTGGGGCGCGATCACGAAGACGACGCAGGCGCGACCGGCGGCGATGATCTGGGCGTTGTCGAACGCGGGTGACGCGACGTCGGTGGTGCTGCGCTACCTGCGCAAGGCGGCGCACGCGGCACTGGGCGATCCGGACGGCATCAACGCCGACGACGACCCGTCGCTGCTGCTACCCACGGCGGACGAGGTCGACGGTCTTGAAGACCTGGCGGACGCGCCTGGCGACGATCTGGAACCCGAGGACTTCGAGGAGGACGTCGACACGCTCGGCCTGTTCGAGTGGTCGGCGCCGCCCGGCTGCTCGGTCATGGACCGTGACGGCTGGGCACAGTCGAACCCGTCGATGGGCCACGGCATCGCCGAGCGCACCATCGCCGGCGACGCGAAGGGCGACCCGGAGTGGGTGTTCCGCACCGAGGTGCTGTGCCAGTGGTCGGACGGCTCGCTCGAGGGCCCGTTCCCGCCCGGAACATGGGACGGCTGCCAGGATCCGGCGTCGAAGATCGCCACGGGCGGCGCGATTATCGCGGCGGTGGACGTGTCGTGGGACCGCACACACGCACACATCGCGATCGCGGGCTTGCGCGACGACGGCCTGCCGCACGTCGGCATGGTGGCGTCTCGTGCTGGCGTCGACTGGGTGATCCCGTGGCTGACGGGCCAGCTCGAGGGCGTCGATGTTCCGCCGTTCGAGTCGGTCGTCGTGCAGGAGCGCGGCGCGGCCGCGTCCGATCTGATCGACCCGCTGGAATCGGCCGGCCTGACCGTCACCCGGTGGGGCGGATCCAACTTGCCGGGCGGCACGGGCGCGTTCTACGAGGCGGTGCGCAGCGGCAACCTGCGCCATCGCGGGCAGCCGGTGCTCGACGTCGCGGCCGCCACGGCTGTGCCGAAGTTGACCGACGGCGGCTCGTTCATCTGGGACCGGCGCAAGTCCCCGGTCGACATCGCGCCGCTGGTGGCTGTGACGGGTGCCCTGTGGGGCGTCATGAATCGCCCGAAGCCCGCCCGATCGATCTATGAGGACCGCGGTCTAGAACTCGTCTAGGAGGTCCCGTGCGCTGGTCGCTGCGAATCTCCTACCTCCCGACCCGCACGTGGCGATGGTTCCTGGAGGACATGGACTCCGCCGACGGTCCGGTCGAGGAGTCGCCCGACTACCCAACCTGGCCCGCCGCGGAGGCCGCCGCACGTGCGGCGCACCCAGAGATCGGGCGCGTCTTTGTCCATGCGGTCCGCGGCCGCGGCGTCGCGTTCGAGGACAGCTTGTGAGGAGGCGTCGTGGGCCTGCTTGAGCGCTTCCTTCTGGGTCGTGACGCATACGAGGAGAAGCAGCGGGTCCGCGCGCAGGCCGACGCCTTCATCAAGGCGCTGGAGATGACGCCAGATGCGGTGCGCACGATCCAGTCCGGCCTGTGGTCGGGGTCGTACGGCGCGATGTACCGCCGCCAGCCCGCCGTCCGTGCTGTGGTCGACTTCCTGGCGCGCAACATCGCCCAGCTTAACCCGAAGGTGTACGAGCGCGTCGGCGACACGGACCGCTTGGAGATGGGCGATCACGCCTTGGCGCGCCTGCTGCGCAGCCCGAACCCGACGACGACGCGCTACCGGCACATCCGGGACACAGTCGCGGACCTGGCGGTGTACGACAGGGCGTACTGGCGCAAGCACCGGGCGAGCGGACGCTTGGCAGCAGTCGAGCGCGTGCCGCCGCAAGTGCTCGACCTGCAGAGCGTCGACGGACGCCCGACGTGGGTGGACACGCGCACGAGCGCCCGCATCCCCCGCGGCGACCTGGTCATCTTCCATGGCTACTCGCCCGACGGGGGTGACGAGGGCGTGTCGCCGCTGGAGACGCTGCGCACGGTCCTGGCCGAGGAGCGTGCCGCTCAGCAGCACCGCGAGCACATGTGGCACAACGCGGCCCGCCAGTCGGGCTGGATCGAGCGGCCGCTGGATGCCCCTGACTGGTCGGATGACGCTCGACGTCGCTTCCGGGCGGACCTCGAGGCCGTGATGACGGGCGGGGCGAACGCGGGCCGGATCGGCATCCTCGAGGAGGGGATGACCTGGAACGGCACCTCGTTCTCCCCGAAGGACACGGACTACATCGCCGGCCGACGCCTCACCTACGAGGAAGTGTGCATCGCCTACGGCCTGCAGCCGTCGCTGCTCGGCATGGGTGGCGACACGGCTTCCTCGGCCGAGGAGCGGCACCGGCAGACGTACCAGGACGTCCTCGGCCCGTGGCTGCGGATGCTCCAGGACGAGATCGAGCTGCAAGTGCTCCCGGAGTTCGAGGTCTTCAACGACCGCAAGACGGTCTACGTCGAGTTCAACCTAGCCGAGAAGCTCAAGGGCTCGTTCGAGGAGCAGCAGAAGGCGCTCACGACGGCGGTCGGCGTACCTCACATGAGCGTCAACGAGGGCCGTGCGCGGCTGAACCTGCCGCGGATCAACGAGCCGTGGGCGGACCAGCCGGTGCAGCCGCTGAACGTCATGTACGGCGGCCAGCCGGCCACGACGGTCCCGGTGACGGAGACGAGCACCGCGTCGGCCGTCCCGCAGGCGAAGGCTCTGCGCATCGAGGCTGACCCGAAGGAGCGTGACGACGCCGCGAAGGCCCACGAGGACTTCCTCAAGGGCTACTTCGAGCGCCAGGAGCGCGCCGTCACGTCGGCGTTCAAGGGCAAGGCGGCCAAGTCTCGCGAGAAGTGGGATGACGAGCTCAGGGCCGACCTGTTCCTCCTGGCCGACGAGACGGTGCGTCGCTCCGGGCTGACGGCCGCCGCGCAGATGAAGGGCCGCTACAACCACGAGCGCACGACGGCCTGGCGGCAGGCCAACGCGGACCGCACGGCGAAGGCGGTCAACGACCACATCTTCGAGGCCGTGGACGCTGCCGAAGACCTCGACGGGGTCCGCGCGGTGTTCGAGGACGCGAAGACGACCAAGGCGCCCGCGCTCGGCTTCTCGCTAGGCACGGTGCTCGTCAACTTCGCCCGGACCGAGGCGGGCCGCCACTCGAGCGACGCGGACGGCCGCAAGCGGATGAAGACGTGGGTCGTGACGTCCGGCAACAGCCGCCATCCGGAGATGAACGGCGAGACGGTCCCGATCGAGGACACGTTCTCAAACGGCGCGCGCTGGCCCGGGGATCCCGACCTTGAGGCAGGCGAGTCCGCCGGCTGTAGCTGCGTCGTGCAGTTCGAGATCCCGTGACCTGCTCTGAGGGGAGAGACAAGATGAGCATCCAGCACAAGTCCTGCCCTGTGCAGGTCAAGGCCCTTGACGACAAGGCGGGCCGCGTCGAGGCGATCGTCTCGGTGTTCGGCAACGTCGACCTGGGCGGCGACCGCGTCGTCAAGGGCGCGTTCGCCAAGTCGATCGAGAAGTGGAAGGCGTCGGGCAACCCGGTGCCGGTCATCTTCTCGCACGACTGGAGCGACCTGTGGTCCCACATCGGGGCCGTGGAATCCCTGGAGGAGACCGACCGGGGCCTCAAGGCGGTGTACACGCTCGACGTGGCGGACAACCCTGCCGCGGCGCAGGTCTACCGCCTGATGAAGCGCGGAACGCTCAAGGAGCACTCGTTCGGCTACCTCGTGAACGACTCGAAGACGAAGTCGGACGGGGTCACCGAGCTTCTCGACCTCGACATCATCGAGATCGGCCCGACCCTCAAGGGGATGAACCCCGAGACGGAGGTTCTGGCCGTCAAGTCGGCGCTGGAGGAAGTCACCGCCGCGCACGACAAGGAGCAGGAGCCCGACGGCGCCAAGGCGGGCCGCGTCCTGTCGAAGGCGAACGAGGCCAAGCTCCGATCCGCGATGGACGCCATCGCCCAAGTTCTCTCCTCGCTCGGCAGCGAGGAGACCGAGAAGGACGCCGCTGACGAGGCCACCGGTAAGGCGCAGGACGCCGAGGCCGCCGGCAAGTCGAGCACGGCCGATCTCGACCTCATTGCACGCATCAACCAACTGGCAAAGGAGTAGTCATCATGACTCAGTCGGCACGCGACTACCTCCAGGCCGAGGTCGACCGGAAGCTCGCAGAGGCGACGTCCATCACGGACGCCGCACAGAAGGCTGCCCGGTCGCTCGGCTCGGAGGAGCGCTCGAAGGTGGAAGGTCTTCTCTCGGAGGTGACGACCCTCAAGTCGCGCATCCAGGAGATCGACGACAACCAGAAGATCGCGGAGAGCATCGAGAAGGCTCGCGGCTCGATCAACC